ACACGTCAAACGAAGTGCCTGAAATCACCACCGTGATGATGACGTTGGAACCCGCACCCCACGGAATCGTTTCCGGCCCGCAAGGGCAGCCGCCACAGCACCAGCAGCCTGAGATAAACATGGCCTAGCACTCGGCTGCGATCAGATACCACGCGGTTCCTTCGCGTGCAATTGCGCAGTTCACATTGCTGGCAGACGTGTCGCCGCTGTTCACGTCGGCGAACAGGTTGTAAGCCGTGGTCGTGTTTGGCGTAGTCGTGATGTTGCGAAACGTCACAACGTGAAACGTGTTCTTGTCCCACGCTCCAGTGAACGTGCACACGCGAAATACTTTCCGCAGTGCCGGCACCTGCGTTTCCCACTCAATGCCGCCGGATCGTCTGTTGCCAATCTCAACAGTGCGTACAGCTGCGGCAATGCGATCTGCCGCACCTCGAGTGAACGCTATAGGGTCGCTGTCGGCCACCGACTCAATCCTCAATCACGTTGATGAGAAGCCGCGAACCAGCCACCGCAGCCTTTGCCGCGTAGCTACCGGCAGCCATTCGGAACATGGCGGCCTCGCCGGCACGCAACCTGACGGACTCGTACAGCGTTGTGCCGTTCAGCCGGCCAAACGACACCGTGTGCGTTGTGGCCGTTGACAGGTTCCTGGCGTAGCACAAGCCCAGGCTGCCCATCGTGGCCGTGCTGATTTCCGTGGTGGCTGTGTTCAGGTTCAACGTGAGGGCAATCATGCCAGCGGACGAAATATCCGCCGTCATGTTGGCAGCGTTGAACGACTGCGAAAAAGCGCCTTTGCTGACAAGTGCTGACACGCTGAAGGACAGGTCGGCCATTTTTGCCTCAACTGGGTGGTGAACCGAAATAGGTATTAAAATCTATCCTGCGATATAGACGACGCGTGAGAATTGCCGGAGCATTGCCAGGATCTTTTTTCCCGCCAGCGCCATCTAGTGCTATTGGCTCTGCTGTTGCCAACCATTCTTTGTTTTTATCGTCCCAAACCATGGCGCGTTGTTTCTCGCCGCCTGCAATAAAATTAAACCCCACGTCGGGTATTAGCAGGTTCCATCCGGTTTGACGGTAGAGCAGCTCGACAGACACTTCCCAGTACCGCACCAGCAGTTCGTTGACTGACTCGTATTTTAGTTGGCCGCTGATGCCCTGGCATTTCCACTGATCTTGGCCACCGCCTAGCCACGCCGTGTCATTCACACAGTTTGTCAGAGCAGTGGCTATAGCAGATGGAAACACGGCCCGGTTGCCCTTGATGACCACCTTTGTCTGAGCCTCATCGCCCTGCAGCCCCTTGATGTAGTCGCCAGCACTGTTGGTCAACGGCTTCAACTCGTTGCCGTCAAAGTAGTACAGCGCAGATATGGAAGCACCTTGCGTCTGAAAACTCCACGTGTCTGGACGTGTCAGTGGGTGCTGGTCTGGCGTGTCCTGCTCTTGCGGCGGGATTGAATAGACCGTGCTGATTTCTGTGATGAATTGCTTGCTGCGTTCCGTGTCTTCAATTGTTTCTTGCGAAGAGTATTCCGTAAGCACGCAGCCGGGAAATTCAGGGTGCGGAGAATTAACGGAAGCGTTTATGTACTTGGTGACATCGCTGCGCGTAGTCGTCAGACCCGGAATAATCTCTTGAACGGCACGAAACTTGCGAGTGTGCCGTGGCGGTTCGCCAAACCTCTGTTCAACGCCACGCGTTTCCGTGATCGTGAACTTTGGTACTGCATCAGGATCTGGCACCTCCGCTTGTTGAGGTGGAGGCGCTGCGGTCGGTGCTGGCGTCAGCGTACCAATGCTGATCGTCGGGCCGATCTGGATGATTTCCGTGTCAGCGCCTTGCGACCCTGGCTTGAGCGATCCGCCGGTAGGTTGTCCAACGCTTCCCATTAGCCTACGCCCCCAAGGATTTCCGCCTTCTCCATACGCAACTTAAGCACGTTTTCATTTAGCTTTTCAAGTTCCTTGCGTTGCTTGCGGTACTCCTCAATGGCGGGGTCTGCCTTGCCGCTGGCTAGGTCGAGGAAGGTGCTGGCGCCGCCCGCAGTGCGAATGTCACCGATCTCAAGAGCACCAAGCCGCAACTTCCGCAGGTCTTCAACGCGCTTCTTTTCCAGCTTGAAGACTTCTTCAGCGTATTTCTTTTGCGCTTCGGCAATCTTCTTGCCATTGTCTTCCAGTAGTTTCTGCCGTTGTTCATCTCGCTTTTTCTGCTCGGCATCAATCCGCTTCTGCTCTTCCTCGGCCTGCTTGCGTTGGGCGGCCGCACCGCTAGCAATGTCTTCCTGCTGAGCTTGGACTTGATCCAGTTGTTGCAGCCGCTGCATGCCAGCCCGCTCGGCATCCTTGTCGCCGGCAGCCCTGGCCTTTTCAACGTCCTGCTTGACCCTGGCAATTTCCTTTTCGACGGCCTCGACGTTCTGTGCCGCCTTGTACCGCGCGGAGTCGCCGCCGAATTCCTGTTCAATCTTCAACTGCTCGAGCAACGAATCAGCAATCTTGGTGTTTGCTTCAATGGCCTTTTGGGCAGCCTCTTGCTCTGCCTTGGCTTTCTTCTCTGCCTCTTCGGAAACAGCAGCAACAGCTTCACGCTGCTTGTCGTACGACTCCGTAGCCTGCTGCACGCCACGGTCAATTCCAAGCCAATCCTCCGCGAACTGCAGCACACGGTCGATGAACCCGCCGACCTGAGACACGACATTCTTTATGCCTTGCCACAAACCCTGGAACGCACCGGCTATGGCGCTGGTCACGCTTGAGATTGTTCCGCCAATGCCTGTGAAGTCCAGCCAGCCAGCCACCAGATCGGCCACATATCCGACAGTCTGATCTACGGCTGCACCGACAATCGTGCCAAGTCGTTCCACGATTGCAAAAAACGTCTCGAGTGCGTTGCCAGCAAACGTGCCTGCCTCGTAGATGACTTCGCCAACGGCGGTGAACCCGTCGCCAATGGCATCAAGGAACGGCGTGATTCGCTTCAGGATCGGTTCCAGCAGGTTCGTGAACCCGCCGATGGCGTCAGCAATTGCACTGGCCACGCCATCGGCCAGGCCGGCAAACGGAACCAACAGGTTCTGGCTTAGTCCCTGCAGGGCAGTGCGAATGTCGTCAAAAGAATCATCGACGCCAGCCAGCCGCTCTACATCCACATCGCTGATGGTGGCACTGAACCGCTCAAGGGCGGCCTGCGAGTCTGCGAGTGATGCAAACGCAGGCAGCAGCTCCAAGCCCTTTTTGCCAAGGACTTCCGTTGCCAGGGCGGCACGCTCTGCTGGGTCTTGGATCTCTGCCAACGCATCGGCCGTACGCTGAGCCAACTCCGTTGGGTCCGTGTTCCTCAACTCCTCTTGGCTAATACCAAGCCGCTGAAACGCCTTAGATACGTCGTTGCTTCCCTCTCTGGCTTTGGCGATGTTGACTTCAAATTTCTGAAGTGCGGATGCGATTTCATCAATTGACAGTCCAGTTCGCTTGGCTGCCTCATCCAGCACCTGCACGAAATCGAACGAAGCCCCAAGCCTTGAGGCAGTATTAGATAATGCCTCGGCCTTAGCGGACAGATTCGATAAACCGCTGGCAATTGATGCGGCGGCAGCGCCAAAGGCGGCAATCCCTGCAACTGCGACCGTAAACGGATTGACCAGTGCGGACACTGACGCAGCCACAGATGTGACGCCAGACTGGAGCCCACCGGCAAACACCCTGCCAAGCCCTTCGGCCGCACTCGAAAGGCCAGACATGCGTCCGGCGATGTTGCCAATCGGGCCAGGGATCGCGGACAAAATCCCGCTCAGTTCGTTGAATTGAAGCACGCCGCCTTTGCCAGCCTTATCTGCTTCTTTGTCGTATCCCTTGGCAGCTTCCTCGGCTTTCTTGAAATCGGCCGACACCTTCGTCAACGCACGGTCATAGGTTTCCTGCGTAATCGTGCCGGCCTCAAGGTGCTGCCGCAGTTCATTGACCTGGGCGTCATACCGCTCGAGCGGCGTGCGGGTTTGCTCAAGGATCTGCCGGCCACGATCGCGGAACTGGTTGACCTTTTCCTCCGCTTTTGCGGCACGTTCGTTCTCGCCGGTCACGTCTGCCAGTGCACGCTCATAGGTAGCGCTGTCGATGGCACCTGCCTTCAGCTGCTCGTTCAGCCGATCCACCGCGAGTGCGGTTTGCTCCTCGGCCGTGCGGTACTTCTCAATCGTCCTGGCACCATCCTCAAAGATGCGTGCCGTCTGCTGTGCCGCCGATTGGATCGCCGTAAATGATTCTGCGTACTGCTTGGCGCTGATCTCGCCGGCCTGCAGGGCAGCCGCCAACTGGTCGAACTGGCTTTTGACGTTCGCCTGGGCGTTGGCCGCACCTTCTGTCGTGGCACGGAACCTGTCAAAGATACTGGCCGTGGATTCAGCCTTGCTGCCCAAGTCGGCAAGCGCCTTATCAACCGGCGACAACGACGAGCCGAGCCCACTGGCATCGGCCGTCACCTTCATCGCCAAGCCAAGTACGGTTGCCATCACATCACCCCAAGCCGTCTGTTGAGTTCATCTATCGCGTCACGCATCTGGTCAGGGTGCTGCGGTGGAGACTCAATCGGTATGAAGTCTTCCGGCCGTGGCGATTGTCCTTTGCGAGAGTACGGAGCCAGCATCGCTGAAACGATCAGGCCTGTTTCACGCCATGAATCCGGTATTGCCTCAAAGTGCCTGGTGTACGCGACCCACTCGCTCAGTTCCTTGCTGTCCATGCGCCGCTCAAGTTCGCCCACCGTCATGCCGAGATGGCCGGCCAGACGGAATAGGAACCGCCTCGAGGGGCGCAGGTTCAGTTTTTTGCCAACTCCTCCACATCATCCGCCATCAAATGGTTGTGCTTCATCGTCCGTTCCCACAGTCGTGCCATCACTCGGGCAGACTTCTTTGACAAAGCCGAAACCTCATCGGGCGTGAACAGCAGCTGCCCGTCCTTGGAGCACAGCACTCGCTGCAGGAACTTCGTGCGAAAGTTCTCCACGCCGGTTTCCTTCTTGCCAATCCATTCGCGTTCGTAGGCGTCACGCTCTCCAACGCTCATGACGCGGCAATACACGGACCCGCCCCACTCTGGCACCTCAATTTCAAGCAGGTCGAGATCGTCGGCGGAAAGGATTTGGTCTTTCGTCAGGGCGGCCATTTAGTAGTTCCTTAACGGGTAGTAAATGCGAAAAACGAACGCGTACCGAAGCACGTCGTTTCTCGTTGCTTCAATGGTAATGCGCTCGCAAATGCAAGCGCCTTTGAACTTAATGACGCCAGCGTGCGCTATCGTGAGCAGACCGTAGTAGCCGTAGTACGCTGCCGGAATTGGATTGGCGAGCGCACGCACAGTGACGGTGCCGCAGTCGCCAACATTGCGGCCGTAGGCCACAGTGGCGTCAACGGCGTACTCCGTCACCTCAGACAGCGTGAAAGAGCCCCACGTTATCGTGGCGTTTTGCGCTGGCGTCGGCATGACGGCTCCCCGTCAGGCTCACGACCTGGCAATGCGGAACGTGGCGGAACCCTTGACGGCGTCGTTGACCGCGAATGTCAGCGTGCTGGAACTGACGGTGGCGGCACGGCTCAGCAGCGTCACGCTGTTGTGCGATACAACAAGCGTCCCGGTGGAACCGTCTGCAATCAAGGACTTTCCGAGATAGTCAACCTGCACGGTCTGGCCGGTGCTGGTGGTCGATCCGCCAAGCGGGCGGTCTTGCGTCAGCACGGAAGCGCCGGTGGTCAGCCCAAGATGCGACACGTCGATCGTGTTTTCGACGTTCGGGTCCGTGTTCGTGATGACGATGTTGGTGACCGTGTACCCGGTCCCAGCAAACGTGAATGTGGTTCCGACACCATCATGCGGCGTAACGGCCATTTATCAAATCTCCTGCCAGAGTGCGTTGTAGACCTGAACTACCGTGTAAATTGGCGGAACCTCGCTGCCGGCCAGTTGCACGAAACCGTCGTACTCCTGTTCCAGCGACACGTGCTTCACCTCTACAGTGTCCACGGTGCCACCCCAGCCATCCAGAACCTGCCGTGCCTTGTCAGCCAGTTCCCTTACGGCGTTGTACGTTTCCGCGTACAGTTGAAATTCAACGCTCACGGTTGGCGACCCAACGGGGCCGGCAAGCGAATGCTGCCGCACGATGCCTGACCGCCTCCACGTCACGAATGGCAACGCCGCGTCTGATGGGGCGAGCAGCGGGTAGACGCGGCTTCCGACTATTGCGGTGACTGCGGCATTGGCCACGAGTTGGCTCCGCAATGCGGCTTCAGGCGACTTGAGGGACATGCCTAGTTTCCTCCGCTCACGGTCTTGGTCATAAACATGGCAACCGCCTGAAGCGCATCGTCAATCGACACACTGAGTTCGTCGCTCAGGATCTGTGCCACCTCACCCTGCGAGTTTCGCCAGGCGGCCTCAATGGGCGGATTGCCGGACTTGCCGCCACGCGGCATCGCGTTCAGCACGATTGGATTGCGGGACTTTTTGAAAAACGCCTTTTGGTAGGCAGGGTCTGTCTCGACGCGGTGCCCTCTCTTGCCACGCGGCGGGCGTGGCGTCGGAAGCATCTTGAACGGGCCGAGCCAGTTGAAAGAGGATGCAATGTAGGCGTTTTGCCCACTGACCCAGTGCACTAGCCCCTTCTTGCTTTTCCGCTGATAAGGCTTGTCTGAGAACTTATCAATGAGGCGTTGCTTCGTGCCAAACTCCACGAAGCCTTGGTGGAAGGCTCTGTCTGTGCCTGCGTCCACTGAGCCACCAGCCGCAGACCGCGAAGCGCCCTTTCCGGATCGGTTGAATCCGACTAGGCCGACAGCCGCACCGTCCTTCGTGTAGGTCTTTACCTTCGTGTTCACGGCCCGCGCGAGGTTGCCGGTTGGCCCCTGCGGAGTCACGGCACGCAGCGCCGCCTCGGCTGGCTTAATGGCCTTGCGCAACGCACTGGCCAGCAGCTTGCTGGCAACCACGTTTGGGAACTGCTTAAGCTTTTCCCGCAACTCAGTGAGGTTGTCGATTTTCGCGGTGACGATAATGCCAGCCATTCAGGTGGTTTCCTGGCAGATGGCTTCGTGCTCACTGCGGTTGTTGTGCTCGAGCAGGCTCACGATGTCCAGCGTGCGGGAACGCCACGACAGCCGCATATTTTGAGTTAGACCCGGCAGGTAACGCATCCGAACTTTGTGCGTCACGGACGTTTCTTGTTGGCCAGCAGCAAGCGCCTCACGCGCCGAAGCACCCTCAACGCTTGCCCACACCGCAGTGCTGTTGCTCCACGAAAGCACGGTTTCGCCAAGGGCATTTGTGCTGCCGCTGGCAATCTGCACCGTGACGCGTTCGCGGAGATCACCGGCCTTAATCATCGGTACGATCCCCAGCGTTGCGAGTCGAGCAGGGATTTCACGCCGAACTCCACTTCCTTGCTGATACTGCCCATGACAACGCCGCTACGGGCACCGTCGTACCAGTGGCCAACCAGCATCAGGATCGCGTGGCGAATCGTGGCGGGAACGCTTGCCCCTGTGGCTCCATAGCCAGCCCACCATGTCACGCTGATTGCGTTGTCATCCATCAAGTGCGGCGGCCACGTCTGGCCGTAGAGAGTCTTCACGGTGCCAGGCGTGCCGGCCCGGTCCACGCGGTAGCTGGCCGTGGAGTATGTAGAAGTAGTGCCGTTCTCAAACGTGAACGTCAGGGCCACCGCCGTGGTCGTGCCAGCGGCAGCCATTGGCGGGCGTGGAAGCTCAATGTCTTGCGTCCCGTCAGGCGGGAACGTGTCGAACCGCATCGCCCACTGCGTATGCACCAGCGTGCGGTCTAGGTACTGCTCGCACCATTCGCGGGCAGCCGTGATCAGCGTCCCGATGTAGGTGTCATCGTCAGACGTGTCCACACGCAGGTGGGCCTTAGCCTCTGCCAGCGTAACTGGTTCAACGGCCGGCGGCGTCTGGCGTGTCAGGCTTCGGTACTGCACGGCGTCCTCGTTTGCGTGGCGTGGCGTCTGCTGTCTCCGCGTCGTGGTCAACAGACGCGGTTTCAATCAGGGTCTGCTGCGTGTCTTCGACGGCCACACGCATGGCCAGCAGCTGCTGTGCGATGCCGCCGGGAACCTCGGCCACCTGGCCTGTGCGGTATCCACGCCATGCGCGGGTGAATTTCAGTTTCCTCATTGCGGCACGCTCCATGCAGTTTCTGGACGTTTCAGCGTGTTGGTGAATTCCGTGGCCCACTGGAACACGGGCGACCCAAGTTCCTGGCCGGGCCACGTCACCACGTATTCGCCGTGGCCCAGCACGATGCGTGGAGAGACAAAAACTCGATTGCCGCTTTCACGCCAGTTCCGCCACCAGTAAATGTCAGGGTCTATACGCCCCAGGCGAGTCGCGTTTCCGTCGTTCCACCCGCCCTCGCTGTCGGGCTTGCTCCAGAACCACGGTTTCTTAGCCCGCTTCAGGGCGGCCGTGCTGATGACCGTGCATCCAAAATGTGCGCTGTCCACTTCCTGCACTGGCTCGGCAAACCACGACTTTTCCACCTGCGTCTTGCCGCCCTCCGGCGGGTTGTCCAGCATCCCCTTGAGCGTGAGCATCGGCCGCCCATCTTCACGCTTGGTCTGCAAGCCTGTGATGGCATCGCACTGAAACGTCATCGCCAGGGCAAACAGGTGCTCAATGTCTTCCTTGGTGAAAAACGTGTCGTAGTCGATGGTGAGCAAATATTCGGCCTTGTCGATGAATTGCTCCATCACTCTGGTGTTGACCTGATCCCAGAACGCACCGGTGCCCATTGTGGGGCGAATGCCCAGCGGCATGAGTGCTTGAGCCCAGGCGAAATGGTTGGCCGTAAACGAAAGCCTAGGCATCGACAGGATGGCTTCCACCCTGATGTCAACTTCAGTGCCACCTACCTTGACGATCATGCGTGCCTCTAAACGAGAACGGGCGGCACACCGTGTGGCATGCCGCCCGTTCAAAATTGCACACTCGTCAAGCCGTCAGGCTCACGCACCCACCAGGCCGATCATCGGGCCGGCGACGGTGTCGCTTCCCAGGTTCGCGTGCGTGATGGCCACGCGGGCCACCGCACGGATCACGGTCTGGTCCGACAGGAAGTTCACCTGATCGCTGCTGGCGATCTCGATGGCCTGGCGGATGCCGTAGTAGCTCGAGTTCGCCATGTTCCCGTAGAGGGCCATGATCGCACCCGTCGAGTCCGCACCGCTCGGGAGCCGGTCGGTGAGAACCACTTCCGAGCCGAGGAACGTCGGACCCATGCCCTGCGACAGACCAACCGAACCGCCCTGGGCGAGGTCGAGGTTCTGCATGCAGGTGGCGAAGAAGAACGGCGAGCAGAACCACTTGGCACCGGCACGGCTGTGCTGCGGAACCCTGGCCATCATGGCCAGCAGGTTGGCCTTCGTCACTTCGTCTGGCGTATCACCGGCAGCCGTCACGAGCGAGGCGGCGTAGGTGGCAGCAGACGCCGCCAGCAGGCCACCCGTGTAGGTCGTGACGAGCCCGGCGACCGCTGGCGCGTTGCTCGGGTTCCCGCTCCACGCAGCTTCTTCCACGGCGTTGGAGAGCGTCAGTGCCAGCTCTGCAGCGATCCAGTCGGCAATCGACACGATCGAGTCCTGCAGCAGCTCGCTCGCAATCGTCACCGCGCCCGTGACCTTCTTCGCAGTCAGGGTGACCTGATTGGAAGTCGGGTCGCTGGCAGTGATGGCAGCGTTCTCGTTGATCCAGTACGCGGTCGCACCGGCCGTCCGTCGTGGGAACAGCAGCACGTCGCTCGGCATCACCACGTTCGTGGCGTTCTGAGCGAATGCACTGTACTGATCGACGAGCCGAATGACGGTCGAGGAGAGCACGTCAGGCACGAAGGCCGCACCAGTGGTGCTGCCGGTCGAACCCTGGGCACGGGCCTCAATGCCATGATCCTGGCACCACCGGCGGGCCTCGGCGTCGCCGCTCTTGGCCTTGAACCACATGCCGACCGAGTAGGCATCCTTGGCGTTCTCAAACGCACGCAGCCGGCCAGAGAACGGAACCGCCTCAATCCGGGCCTTGGGCTCTTCGGCACGCACCTCGGGAGCCGGGGTGCAGCGATCCACCACCGACCGCAGGCTCTTGGCCGACTCGGCCACCGACTTCTCAAACTCGATTTTCTTGGCCAGCTTGGCGGCATCGGCCGTCAGCGTCTCAAGTTCGAGGTCACGCTCGGCAATCTTGTCCGCGTCGCCTTCAATGGCCCGCACGGCGTCGATACGGTTGGCGAGGTTAACGGCCTCGTCCTGCAGCTTCTTGAGGTTGTCCACTGTGTGAGTTCTCCGCCGGCGGTATTGCCGATGGAGTCCACAGTGCCACTAGCGTGCCGGCCTCTTGCAGAAGCGCACTTCGGAAAGTGTTGTTTTCACAAACACGACACCGCGTGCACCGCACCTTGGGCAACGCATGTACCGCTGCCGCTCGTCACCGCATGGGCGGCTGGAACGGCACCGCAGTTTTTCGCCGCAGGTGCAGCGGGCCTCAGACACGGCGCAGCCTCAGTGACCACGCCGCAGCGGCGTCACGGACCAAGGAACGCTTGGCGATAGCAGCGGCAACCGCCTCGGGCTCAGGCTGCGACTGCGAAGCCATCCAAGCTTCGTAGGAACGAATGGCCACGCCAGCGCTGGTCTGCGGGTACGCAGGAACCAGCACAGGGCCAACGTCATACAGGCCAGACACCTCGCGGATCTGCCGCACGGCCTTGCCGTCATCGCCCTGGCGGAAGCCTTCGCCGCCCTTGTCAACGGTGAACGCAAAGGAAGATCCCCGAACGTCACGACGCTGGATTAGTTCCAGCACATCGGCACGGCTCACTGGTGGAGTCACCACGTACCGCAAGCCCTTGTCATCCGTGGACAACTCCAGCGTGCCGCTCGAGGTGCGGCCCAGAACGATGTTGCTGTCGTGGTTAAACAGGGCAACCACGTCCTGCCGACCACGCTGCCGGCTGAGAATCTTGTCGAATGCACCAGGCAGGATCTCTTCTCGGAAGCCGCCAAGGTCGAGGGACAGACGGTTGTATACGGCCGCGTAGCCAACAATGGCCGCTCGCCCGTCGGCGCGGCTTTCCACCACAAGTTCGTTTTCTTCTTCAAAAGCGAAATCGCGGCGCTCAATTTCCATCGGTCGTGTCCTCCTGTTCGGACTGGTCTTCGGCGTCATCTGCTGGGCTGTCTTCAGCCTCAGCGGCTGGTGCCGGCGGCTCCGCGCCCACCTTGTCCAGCGTGGTCATGTTCAACTGAACAAAGTGCTTGTCGCCTTCCGGCCCAATCGGGTTCAGATTCTCCAGTTCCCGAATCTCGTTAATGGTCATCCACCCGTTCTGGAGCGCGGAAACGTAGTAGGCCGACCGGCTGGCGTGGTCGCCACGCAGCAGGCCGCTCACGCTGTGCTCGGCAAAATACGTTTCATCGTCCACGATGAGGTCACGGCTGATGGCCGCTTCCCACCGCTTGAGATGCGGCAGCAGGCAGTGCTGCACGAACTCGGTGCCTTGCACCTCAATGTTGGAATAGGTGCTGCGTGTCAGGTCTTGGATCATGTGCGGCGGCACACGGAACGCACGGCAAATCTCAATGACTTGGTACTGCCGCGTCTCAAGGAACTGGGCAGCCTCGTTGCTGCCGCTGAGCTCGTGAGCCTTTACGCCGTTGGGCAGGACCGCAGTGCGGTGAGCACGGTCCGGCCCACGGTGCATCCGTTCCCACTGCTCGCGTAGCCGCTCAGCCGCCTCGGCCGGAATCGGGTTGTCACTCTCCAGCACGATCCCCGGCCGGGCACCGTTGCCGAAGTAGGTGCTGCCGTGGGCCTCAAGAGCCTGGGCCAGGCCGATGGCGTTCTGGAAAATCTTGTAGGTCGGGATCGGCTTAATGCCGTCCTCGGTCGTGAACCGCAGGCAGAAGATCTGCGACTGTGAGTAGACCGTCTGCCGGCCGCTGGGCTCGCGGTACTTGTAGCGGACCGTGCCGTCCTCCAGCCGCTCGGGCTCCATGCGACTGCTGTGCAGCGGCCACAGCTCAGATACGGCACCTCGAGCACCTGGGCGGATCTCGGCATACGACGCACCGTAGTGCAGATACATGCCGGTCATCCAATCCCTAAACTCCTGGGCTGTCTGCCAGGGATTGGGCTGCTGGTGCAGCAATCGATACACAGGATGCGTTGCCGCTTTGGTTTTGCCGCCGTTGGCCATGCGTTCGTAGACGTGCAGCGGAAGTGCAGAAACGGCATCCGATATGACGCGGATGCAAGCCGTGTAGGCCGAGCATGCCATTGAGTTGTCGGCGTTGACACGGATGCCAGACGGCGTGCGAGACGGCGAAACCTCGGGCCAGTCGATGCCACGAAGGTCAATCATCTTGAAGTCGGCGGCGGCGTTTTCGCTCATAGCGTCATCATGTCCCAGGACTGTTCTGTGGCCTTCTTTATGCTGTTCGCTTCCCAGCCGCCAAGCGCAAAGATCAGAGCGACAATCCCGTCAATCCGGCATGTGCTCTTTTTCTTAACAGGGCGAATGTCCTCAAAGGCTCCTGTCTCAACCGTCACGCCTGCAGCCATCCACGAGAGCACTGGGTTGCCTGCGTGGCGTATTTTCTGCTGAAGCACCAAGCTCTCCAGCAGTTTGGTAGGGCTGCTCATTGAGCGGAAACCCTGTCCAAATGATTCCACAGTCAGGCCCGCTCCTTGCAGTTCCACACCCAACTGCACGGCACCGGTCATGTCCATTAGCACACGCTCAACGCTGTGTGCCTTGGCGTACTTCAGCACGTACTCACGGATCACGCCGTGGTCTATGACGTTGCCGCTTGTGGCCGTGATGTAGCCAGAATCCACCCAGTGCTGGAACGGCTGGCGATCGGTTCGCTCGCGTTCCATGATGAGATCACGCGGGCTGAACAGCATGGCATCAACATCGAAGGTGCCATCCTCATGCGGGAATAAAGCCACGACCGCCGAAAGATCCGTGCTCTTGCTCAAGTCCATGCCGATGATGCACGGTCGGCCAGCCAGCGGCACAACAGGCGGCAACGCGCACCCGGCCCACTTGTCAGGGTCCAGAAACCGATTGCTTGTCTCTGTCCAAATTCCAAGCGAATATCTCAGCCACCCATTTAATTTAGTGGCCTTGTTTTTAGCCTCCATGGCATCAGCTGCGAACGACTCTTCCGTCATCGTCACACCCATGCCTGGATTGCATTTCCTCCACACGGCTGGCGAAAAGTAGTCGTCCACGTCTTTCTGTGCCGCCCATATGCGGCCGTAGAAACGTGGGTCGTAGGCAGGATCTGCAATCACCTGCTCCGCGTACTCGTGCTGCTCCCAGCAGATTGATTGCCTGTCGCTTCCTGCCGTGGTGATCGTGCAGATCAGAGGCTGCGGCCTGGAGCGACCTGAGTACCGAAGGGCTTCCCACAGCTTCCTGTCTGGCTGAGCGTGCAACTCGTCAAAAAACACGAACGAATACGACGGACCTTCAGCGGAACCAGCATCGCGGGAAATGACGCGCAGGCTGCTGTTGTTGCTGCGGTTCACGATCGTCTTGCGACTGTCAATCACCTCGAGCACGCCACGCAGTTCCGGCGACCCCAGGATCATCTTGGCCGTTTCGTCGTAGATAATGGCGGCCTGGTTGCGGTCCTTGGCAGCAATGCAACCCAGTTCGCCATGGCCTTCCATCACCAGATGCCAAATAGCCAGGCAGGAAAGCAGCGTGCTCTTTGCATTTTTCTTTGGCACCTCAAGGTAGGAGACGCGATAGCGGCGGCGGTTGTCCTTGTCTTTCCACCCGTAGATCGGGTTGATGACTTCGTCGCGGTGCCACTCCAGAAGTTGCACCGGATCGCCGGCCCTCGTCGTGGCGCCGTCTTTGGTGTGGACGCAGACGCTCTCAAGAAACTCGACGACTAGGCTTGGGTCTGCCGGTTCGTACGTGAACCCGTCAACCCACTCACGCCTTCGCGCGACGGGCAAGGAACTTGGCCAACGTGCTTTCTTCCTTGGCATCCGGCTCAACCTTGAGGCTCGTTCTGGCTGCAGGAGACAAGCCAAAATCGCTCTCTAACTGCCGCAGCTGCGTCGCTAATTTGTTTGCTATCGATACCTCGGGCCGCTGTGCGATGTACTTCACGTCGCCCTTGTCATTCAGAATCGGGTACGTGTCGCCTTCCGCCTTGAGTTTTGCACGCGTCGCAAGCCACCATTCGTAGGTGTCGCAGTACCTGGCCAGCGCTTCGATGTCGGCACGGGTCATCACTCGCACCGCCTGGAGCAGCGGTAGCAGTTCGTTCCACTTGTCGACCGCCACTGCACCCAGGTGCGACGGCATCACCACGCCATCCGCCGGCGGCTGTGGCTCGGCCTTGTTTAGAGGACGGTGACCCGGATTTCCTCGCAGGATTTTGAGTTCCGTTGGCTGCGGACGCGGACCCCTGCGCCCCATGCTTCCTCCTCAAGGCACAGCCGCAGCTGTCCTTCTGGCTTATCGCGTTTCGCTCCATTGCACTGCCGACAAAGGCACTGCGAGTTTTCAAACACGTTTCCTAGGCTGCCTGGCGAGGACAGCGGAATAATGTGGTCGTGCTCTGCATTAAGCTTGTGCGGAGACTTCGTGACGGCATCTAGCACATATTCTTTATTGCACAACACGCGGCACTTCTGGCATCTCCAGCCGTCACGCTCCAGCACGGCACCTCTCGTGCAAGCCGGGTCGAACGTCACGCCAAACACCTTGCACCGCTTTCGAAGCGAGGTGACAAGCGCCTTGTCGGCCGCCGCTCGCCTAGCCAGCGGGCTCCGTTTCCTCCTAGGCCGATGATCTCCCCAGCGGTGGTCCCGGTAACAATCTGGGCAGCAATACTTGCCCTTGTTCTGCCAGGGGTTCTTTGTGACGTGCTTCATGCGGAAGCGACGGCCACATTTAGGGTTTTGGCATACATGCGGTGGCGGGAACCTCGACTCTGCACATGCGTTGGAGCAGTACACCTTGCCCTTAGCGAGCTTGCTAGGCGTTCTCTCAACTTGCTTAGCGCAAGCCGGATCGCCGCATGGCATCAAGACGCGGCTCCTTTGCCCCAAGTGCATGCACAAATAAGAGCAGAAATGTTGCACTTTCCGAAACGTGGAGAAACTTTTTCGGCACGTTCGGCACTCATGCTTATGGATTGGATGCCGCAGGCGAACACGGCACCGCTCGGATTCAGCCCTAAACGCTGAACGGCATTTCGGGCAACGCTTTGGGTTTCTTCCGCGAACGCCGCTCCGAGAAATCGCGGCACCGCAATCGCAGCATGTGAGTGACATGCCTGCAGAATGCGGACGTTGTCAAATGTTCAGTACCTACCCCCATGCCGTTAGGTGCGGGCACAAATTTTGAAG